TATCAACAGCCATTAAGTCTTGTACTAGTCCCATTACGCTACAATCCAGCTTTTTGCTTTTTTCGTAGGTTTATACCAAGTTTTGTCATCATTTTGTACGAAATTGGGCGGAAAAGCATGAATATTGGCGTAGAAAAGTGTTTCAATGGTGTCATCGTGAGCCATACGTGGCCCAAAGGTAACTATTTCGTTAATTAAATCAAACATATTTTGCATTACAAATATAGTTCCTGAGCTAAACCTTCCAGAGAGTCCAGAATATACCCTGTTAATCTTATTTCTACCTCCTGGCTTTTCAGGAACAACAGCTACATCAAACTTATTTAATCGCCTTCTTTCCTCATTTAATGCCTGGAATATACTTCTGTTCATAGCTACATCTTCTACTGTGCTTGATATACAATGATATTTCTGATGCATTTCGAGTATGTAGTCTACAACGCCCTTTTTATTTAGATAGTTTCCATGTATGTCTTTTGCTCCGATTGTCGGAATTGACCTGTGACGTTCATACTCTAATGCATACAGATTATTATCAACATCAATAGCAATACACATAATAACTGAAAAATCAGATTCTTTTGTATCAATATCTGTAGCTGGGTCGCAACCAATGAAAGTATTAACTGGAATTCTTTCGCCGCCAATGACAAGATGGTTCTGATTTTCTTCTGCATCATATTCATAATATCCTTTCCAAAATTTGATATGTTCTCTTGTAAATAACGCATCTTCAGCACTTTGAACCTCCATCATATATTCTTGATAGAACTTAGATGACTGTCCTGAATCGTTATAAAATCTTTTCTTTTCTTCTAATTTACTCTTACTAAAGAACGACGGCCACAATGTTTCACCAGAGGGCAATATTGCTTTAGATGTTATTATCTCCCAAGCAAAGTCTTCGCCGTCTGAACAAGCGCGTTCGTAATTGATAAGAAGATTATTAATAAAAGAGTCGTAATGTACGGGAGTGCCATTAACACGCAACCGCCCAGTATGAGGCTCAATCGCAGGATAAACGACAGCAGTGACCAAATTCGCATTCTTGTCCCTGGATTCTCTGGTGATTGTGTTTGCTTCGTGCTCAAAGTCGTCAAGTACAATAAGATCATACCTTTTATGGAGTTTAGCACCACCTCTGATTCCTGCAACATTGCTCTTAGAAATAAGCTTACATCCATTTGATAATTCTATATCCTCCTCTGTCCATTTAATTCCCTTTAATTTACCAAAATAATACAATATCTTGTCATTGTATTCTAAATGGTGCTTTATGTAGTCCATATTACCTACAGATAATTTTTGAGTAGCAGATACCCAAGCATAAAACAAAAAGTCATCTTGTGGTTTGAAGAGGAAGTCCTTGAGGATAGAGGCTTTTGTCAGAACGGTCTTGCCGTGACCTCTAGGTAGGATGATGGCTAATTGCTTTACATTTAAATCATCAATGGAATCTGCTACTCTGTAATGAAAAGCAGGGGTTTCGCTTCTCATGAAATCATTTGGTAAGAACAGTTTACCAAACGCTATTAAATCTTTGTATGCTAACCTAAGAGCTTCTTCAGCTTGTGATATATTTTGTGTGTTTATATTCATTCACTTACTTTGCTTGTCTGCATTCTTTCACCTGATTCTGGTTCTAGCTGCCACCACAACTCTTCTTCAGTAATTGAATGAGCAGCCATTTCAGCGGGTATATCTTCACGAGGTGTTACACCAGGGATGAATTCTTTCATAGTCGTTTTCCCAAATGGAATTGGACCCCAATAATATTCGCCTCCTGTAAATGGCACATCTACTGTACCCTTAGAAAATTGATACGAAGGATAATGCTCTTTAACTCTTGATTCACCAGTCTCTATTCCATATTCATCCACCATCAATCCCATACTCTTCTCTCCATAAACACCTTCACCCCATAATTTCCTTTCTACTTGACCTCTTGTACTTAATTCTCTCCGTTCTTTTACAGTTGTATCATAATCTTTAGCATGAGCAAACTCTGCCATAACATCACTTAAATCACCTGATTGATAATGAACTGTATCTGGAGCTGCAGGCCAATTCTCTCCTTTTGTGAAAAAAGCTCTATCCCATGCATTCTCACGGCCTTTTGTTTCCCAGTGTTCTGTTAGCTCTCCTTGTTCATATGCCTTCATAAATGGTTGACCTACACCTTCCCAAACTCCTCTTATACTTGCAGTATCAGCCTTAGCATCCCATAGTTGAGGAGACTGAAATGATTTTTCACCAAACTCAGTATAATCTGTTAGGAACTGCTGAAACGATTCTGCAGTACCAGCTCCTTCAAAAAGAGTTTTACGCTTTGGAGTCACTTGATACCCAAACGAAAGGAAAAACTGTTACTGAAGTATTACTTCTCTTTGTCTTGTACGGAAGAATTATCTTCGGTTTCTTTTTCATTTTTTTCAAACTCCTTAAATAGTGTTATTACATTTTTATCAGAACTCACTATCTTAAATCCCCAATAAAGCATTATCTTAACTATCCTTGTGGGATTAGAGTGCGCACCACCTGATGAATTTACCAATATTAAATTAGTTGCAACACCAATTTTATTTTTCTCCTTAGCAAGCTTCTCAACCCTCTGTGCCATATCTCTCAATGAAGTAACTCCATTCCTTTCTTCTTCAGAAATGAACAATTCATTTATCCATGCAACTTCACTACCCTCAGGAAATGAATATGCTATAAAACCTTTATTATTTGATATAGTATCCCAACCCCATAGTTCCTTATAGTAATCTTTAAGAGCCTGCACTATTCCTCCTCACTTCCGTTTTTGATTAGTTTTCTATCAGCTATCTTTAGCTGGTCATCAGTAAAACCTTCAAACATACCTATAACACCTACCTGACTTTGATTTATTGTGTTAGATGCGGTTCCTATAATCTTACCTAACTCTTTAGTAGACTGCAAAATTATGTTACTGTCATCACAAAAATCCGCTAAATGCTTTAACTTTGTTAAGATGTACTCGTGGTCAATACCTAGAGCCTTAGCAACTTCATTTACATTTCTGTCTATTTCTTTCATAACCCTGTCCTGTTTTAATAATATTAATGCTTTCTTCTTAGCTTTCTCAGTATCAATCTCGTTGTAAGCTTCCATATAAGACTTAACTGCACCCATACCAGTTGCAACATTGACAGAGAAAACCTTTTCATTCTTTGTAACATTCGTTCTTTCCTTTACCCTTTTTCTTGTGTCTTTGATTTTTTTACTGAATGTGTATCTGTTCGGGTGTTGTTTAAAATCCGTATCCATAACAGCATTCTTAGTCTTAAGAAATGTACCCACAACAGTCCTACACCAGCCCGTAGCCACTTTATAATTCTTACTATCCCCAGGGTGATTAATATTATTCGACACTTTAACCAACTGAACAACTCCACCATCGTCAGCTTTAACCCAATCGCCTTCCTTACCTTCTTTCCAATCCTTAACCTCGACAGCCTCGCCATTAAAGAACTCTCTATATTCGTCCTCGTCTTTAAAGACATAATGAGTCTTACCTTTAATTGTTGAGTGTTCCACCCAGCTCTTCTATAAAATCAGATAAATTATCTATCAAATCCTGGACTTCCTTAGGTATCCAAAATACATTTCCATCTATCTGAATTGGCACATTGCCTTCATTAACAGACATATCATTTAATAACTTAATCTGCGTTTTTTGAGGTAATCCTTTTAAAAATTCTATTTCAACAGCCATTAATTTATCCTAAAACTCCCGCTTATTAGCCACAGCTAATAGCAGCTATATTTATTAATTCCTAAATAATATATAGCCCGCCTATTTCAAAAATAATACTAAAACCCATGTGATGTCAAGCTTTATTTGCATTTTAATGCGCACCCTTTTTTACATAGTATACACACTAAAAGTGTTTTTCGTATATACGAATTACGTTATTTTCTATTTTTATTAACTGTATTTTTGCTAGTTCATTTAATTTTGAGCTATTCCTTTTCTCTAACTTTGCCTAAGGAGCAATCTTATGCGTAGTAAGAAAGCTAAAGGCACGGTTGACCAGTCTGCTGTTGAGGCAGCTATCAAGACTCTTGAGTCTCAGGGTGTAGACAACCCCTTCTTTGAGCAAGATGATCTTGAGGAAGCATGGGATAAGACGAAGAAGCAGCATCTTGATGCTTGCTTGAAGATATCTTCGCCGTCTCAGGGTCAGAGATTG